TGTGGTTGCCGGCGATGAAACCGGCGTATGATCAGTTGAGGCCGTGGGCGCGTGACTTTATGGAGCAGTGCGTTCAGTTTCCAGCGGCTGATTCGAGGGACTGGGTTGATACGATGACGATGGCGTTTTTGCGGGTCAAACAGTCTGGGTGGGTTCACAATACAGAGAACCCGTATGAAGAGGTATATGACGTACCGCTTGAACGCGCATCGTTTTATTGACGCCGAATATGGCGCATGTTAGGAGGCAGAATGGCCCGTAAACCAATGACACTCGAAGATACGCTGCGTCCTCAGTTTGAGGGCATTGGCGGCGTTGACGTTGACATGCCTGAGGGCGACGCGGAATACGAAATTGAAATGGGCGGCCCTGAGATGGTCGATGGCGCTGAGATCACCGAATTGGATGATGGTGGCGTTGAGATTGATTTTGAACCATCGGAAGATGAAGAAGAAGAAATCACGCACGAATCGAACCTCGCGCTGTACATGGACGATATGGACCTGAATGGTCTGGGTGAGATGCTGCTGAGCGGCGTTGAGGAAGATAAGCAGAGCCGCAGCGAGTGGGAGACCACGATGTCTGAGGGCATCAAGCTGATGGGTCTGAAGATCGAAGACCGCCAGACGCCGTTCAAGGGCGCATGCGGCGTTTACGATCCGTTGCTGGCTGAGGCAGTGGTGCGCTGGCAGGCTGTGGCTTGCGGCGAGCTGTTGCCGGCGGGTGGTCCGGTTAAGACGCAGATCACGGGCGTAGCGAACGAGCAGCTGGAGGCGCAGGCGTCGCGGGTTAAGGACTTCATGAACCTTTACCTTACGGAATTGGCCCCTGAGTTCTACGAAGAGTTCGACCAGATGCTGTTCTGGCTGGCGCTGGTGGGTTCGACGTTCAAAAAAGTTTATCAGGATAGGCTGCTGGGACGCCCGGTGAGCCGATTTGTTTTGCCGGATAACTTCATTGTTTCCTATGGCACGACGGATTTAGAGACATCGCCGCGTTTCTGCCACATTACGCCGATGACGCGCCGGAATTTCCGCTTGGCGCAGCTGGCGGGTGTGTATCGCGATATCAAGGTTGGCGATCCGCAGCCGGATGATGAGGGCCAGAGCCCGATTCGCGCAGAGGTTGACGGCGTTCAGGGCGTTGAGCCGGGCGCTGAGGGCACGGAAGAGTATCGGATCTATGAGGTTTATGCGGATCTGAACCTCGAAGGCTTTGAGAACGAGGATGGTATTCCTCTGCCGTATATCGTGACGATTGATGAGGGGACTCGCAAGGTTCTGTCGATCTATCGGAACTATGAAGAGAATGACCCGACGTTTAAGCGTCAGGATTGCTTCGTTCACTATAAGCTGATGCCCGGCGTTGGCTTCTATGGCCTTGGCTATGCGCACTTGTTGGGCAACTCGGCGAAGACGGCGACATCGATCCGTCGTCAGCTGATTGACGCGGCGACGTTGAACAACTTCCCCGGTGGCTTGCGCGTTAAGGGTATGCGTCTCGACGACAACAACATTGGGATTGGCCCGACTGAGTTCCGTGAAATTGACACGGGCGGTATGCCGATTCAGAACGCGATCATGACGATGCCGTATAAGGAACCTTCGCAGGTTTCTTTGGCGCTGCTGAAGGAAACGTATGAGAGTGCGCGGAATCTTGCCAACACAGCCGAAATTGCGGTGGGTGAGGGCAGACAAGATGCTCCAGTTGGAACGACTGTGGCTCTTATGGAAGCGGCAACCCGACTCCAGTCGGCGACGCTCAAGCGGTCGCATAAGGCGTTCAATCGGGAACTGAAGATGATTGCGAATTTGTTTGGCAAGTATCTGCCAGACGAACCGTATCCATTCCCAGTTCGCGGCGGCATGTCTGCGATTATGCGGGAAGACTTCTCGGACAACATAGACGTTATTCCTGTAAGCGACCCGAATATTTCATCGTCCGCGCAACGCATGATGCGTGCGGAAGCTCTGTTGCGGTTTGCGACACAGCAGCCTGACCAGCACAATCTGCGCCAAGCCTATCGTCAGATGTACGTTGAGATGGGCATTGACGAAGAGAAGATTGAAATGCTGTTGCTTCCTGAGCAGGCGAAGCCGAAGCCACTGGATCCTCTGTCTGAGAACCAGAATGCGCTGACAGGCAAGCCATTGGTAGCCGGCGCGTATCAGGATCACGATGCACACATCGCGGCGCACGCTCCGATTGCTGAAGAGAATCCAGCGTTGCAGGCGCACATCAACGAGCATTTGGCTCTGAAGATGCGCTTGCAGGTTGAGCAGATCATTGGCCAGCCGCTTCCGCCTCCGGGCCAGCCGCTGCCGCCTGAGATTGAGAACCAGCTCGCGGTTATGGTTGCGCAGGCCATGCAGCAGTTGGCACCATCCTATAAGCCGCAGCCTCCGGGCCCTGATCCGATGCTTCAGGTGGAGCAGATGAAGATTCAGCAGCGCGATGCTGATAGCAAACTTGACGCCCAAGTCGAAATGACGAAGGCGCAAATAGAAGCACAGACTGACGCGGAAGACCGTGCTTCGAGAGAGCGGATTGCAGCAATGAAGCTCCAGTCCGAAGCCCTGCGTAATAATGGAGGTTTCCAATGAAAATGTCTGATATGCGGGCCAAGGCTCGTGCAATTTTCGGCCCAGCAATCGCTGAGCCTATGCCTAAGCAACCAAACGGTGCGAAGGCGCTTCAGGAGCGTGCAAACGCCCGTCCTATCCCGACCTATAAGGTTGGCGGTGCTGTGAAGAAAAACATGCCTCCTCAGCCGACTGCAGCTGAGCGTGAAGCAGATCGCAAACGTCGCGAAGAGTATGCGAAGATGAAGCCTACGAAGGAACAGGCTGCAGCAATTACCCGTGGCAATCGCGCTGCCGATATTGAAGGCGGTCGTTATAAGGATGGTGGCAAGGCGAAGAAAGACGGCGGCAAGGCGAAGAAAGACGGCCTCGCTGTTATGATCGCTATTGGTACGCCGAAAAAGGCTGCCAAGAAAATGGACGGCGAGATGATGAAGCCGGTCAAGCGTGCAGTTGGTGGCGCTGGCAAAACCCGCAAAGGCATGTGCAAGTGAAGGGCGGCTGCTCAGTCAAGGCTTACGGCGACATAATCAAGAAGGCGGCTGGGGGAAAAGTCCAAACGTCTGCTGATACTGCGCGCAAGCTGGCCACAGAAATGGGCGGCATGAACATGGGCGGCAAGCCTGTAAAGAAAGCCAAGGGTGGGGTCGGAAAGGTCCGCAAGGGCATGATGTCCCCATCCGGAAAGATGCTCCAGCCTGTGAAGCCTAAGACTGGTCTGGGGTCGTCCTACTAATGCCAAGTCGGTCGAAGCGGCAGTTCAGATTAATGGCCGCCGCTTCGGCCAACCCGGCCTTTGCAAAGAAGGTTGGTATACCGACGAAAGTCGCAAAAGAATTCCACGCGAAAGATCGCGGGATAACATATAAAAAACTACCGGAGAAAAAAGTTGAGCGCAGAGGAACTAAGCCGCAGAGCGGTTGAGCGTATCAGTGAGCTGCGAGATCGCGCCACCTAATACTCATTACATGCACGTTTTAGGCCGTCCAGCCAAGGGGAGAAATACTTCCCGGCATCGACGGCGGAAGAGATTGCCCTTCAGGTTCTGGAGGGGAATGCGTTGGTGCGTGGCTATACAGCTGCAATTCAGGTCATTGCCGACGAGTATAAACGTATGATGCAGCCTGACGATGATAAAATACCGGAACAAAAAACAAGGAGTCATTACTGATGAGCATGAGTAACATTGAGCCGCATGAAGAAGAGCTTGCGAAGCAATTCATAGACGGGCATTTTGTGGAGATGACGGGTCAGCCGTTTGATATGCGCCCAGCTGGGTATCTTGTGGCTGTAAAAATTTACATCCGCCCTGAAGAGCTGAAGACGATCAAGAAGGAAGACGGCACGGAAGTGACGCTTTACCTGCCTGACACGGTTCGCGCTGAAGATAAGTTCTCATCGGTTTCGGCTTTGGTATGCGCTGTTGGACCGGAAGCCTATCAGGGTGAGAAGTTCGAACGCTCTGGGCCTTGGTGCAAGGTCGGGGACTGGATCCTGATCCCACGCTATGAATCGACAATGGTTTCTTATCGCGGCGTTGCAATGGCGCTTCTGCCTGATGATCGCGTTATGGCGGTTATCACTGGCCCAGAAGATGTCGAATCAGGCAAGGCTGCTAATAATTATTAAGGAATAGAGCATGGATGAAGAAAACGAAATTCCAGAACTTCCGTTGACGGAAGATGGCCCCACCGAAGACATCGAAATCGAGATAACCGAAGACGATCTTGGTGAGAGCCTCGCGGATTACGAGGAAGAAGAATCCGAAGAAACCGTTGAGGAAGAAGAGCCTGAGGAAGAAGAAGAGCCCGAAGAAGAGCCTGAAGAAGAGGCTCCTAAGCGGAAGCGTTCACCTGACAAGCGCATAGCTGAGCTGGCCCGCAAGGCCGCTGACGCTGAGCGCCGTGCGCAGGAAGCTGAGTCTCGCCTGCAGAACGAAGCCCAGATGCGTCAGCAATCTGACTTCGCCATGATGACGCACTACAAGAACAACCTCATCAACGAGGCTGGTGCGGTCAAGCAGAAGCTCATGGATGCGCATTCTATGGGCGACAGCGAACAGATTGTTGAGCTGCAGAGCATTTACTACAAACTGCAGAATGATCTGGCCGGCGTTGAGAACTGGGAAGCTGAGCAGAAGGTTTCTGCACCAGAGGTGCAAAAGCAAGCTCAACCAAAATCTCAGCCCCAGCCTTCACTGGAGCCTCGTACAGCGGGAT